TTTATCTCGTAATAGGTCAGTTATCAAAATTCTTCCTCCACTAAGTTTGTATAGGTGATTGTGGCCCCACCTGTGAATCCAAGTGTGGCTGTCCCTGTATTTAATGCTGTCGTGAATCCAAGTGTCATTGAACCCGTTGTTGTTCGTTTGCGAACTAATAGTCTAATTGGTTTAATTTTAACAGTTTCCAAGAAACCAAGAGCAGTTGATTGCTCATTATTTTTAGTATTCTGTAATGTTTGAGCAGTATCAACATCAACAGTAAGTTCGGAAAATCTATCTTCTAATTGCTTGCTGTATTTACCTAATTCTAATTCAAGTAAGCCAGTCATTAGGTGAGTAATTTCTAAAACAATGTATTGATTTCTAGGAATATTTTCTTGTTTAATTTCCACATTGACAACATCACCAACTTGTATCTGGCTTATATTATTATGTCCTATTTTAATTCTAAGTTTTTTATTGTCGCCTTTATGTAGAATAAGAAGTTCCTTTGCTCTTGCATCAACTTCTTCTTGAGTTGTTAGTTTTCTTTCAAAGACCTTGAGTGTTTTTCTTCCGACTTTCTTAACGCTTCTTAGGTCTTGTTTCTTAGATTTGTGAGATTTACCATTGACTATTATTTCATTGTATTCTTCAAATGTGCTATCTAACACTTCGTATTCATAGATTCTAATATTGCCGTTATCGCTGATGAGTAGGTCATTGTAAAACCCAGATGAGTCCTTTGGTTTTATTTCAAAGGTTTCATTCTTTTGTATTAAGGTCTGTTCTTTCTTTCTTAGCAAGAAGTTAATTGCTTCAAAGATACTGATACCATCAAAGTTAGGAGCAACGAAAAGAGGATAAGTTTCCTTTGTGATAGTAAATGGCGTATCTTGTTCTTCAAGTAATTCTTCTATGAGGTCGTCGGCTTCTTGGCAAATACTAACAACGGAACCAATCATGGCTCTTTTTGAATTGGTGTCAATTGGTGACTCTCCACCAACTGTGATTAATGTGATTTCCGAAACTGAAACTACACCAATTGTTTCTTTAATTTGTGAAAAGGAAATAAACTTTTCATGTGAAGAAACGCTTTCATATGTTAGTTCAGTAGAATATACATTTTCTCCGTCACTCACACAATACTTTCCACTTTTATTTTCTAATATGTTATCCATTGAGCCAGTAGTGACAACAGTTTCTGTATCTGAGGATAAATTTTCAATGTCTACTAAAACATACATTGATAAAATACCTTCATTATTTCCTTGTAAATCCCTATCTCCTTTAGCATTTTGTAATTGATATGCATTGATTCCACTATACATTTCTTGAGAGTATGGTTTTTTAGTATAAGAAGAAGAAAGAGTATTTAGTTGTATCTTTTTGGGTGAATAATCATATGAAAAAGTATGATTTGGTTGAAGGACTCTATAATAATCACTTGTTAAACTTCTATCCGTGACAATAATGTGAGTTTCAGTTCCGTTGCTGTGGTCTATTTCGTGAGAAATAACATATGCTAATGTTGTTGGAGTTGCGTCATTAAGGCTTTTAGTTTGGCCTGTGGTTAAACTTCCCTGTGTTCCATCGCTATCCACATATTTACCTATTGTTGATGCTAAATATGTTCCAGTTAAATCAACAAACTTTAACCAAGTATGTTCACCACTTGCAGGAATAAAATACCTAATAATATCGGATGCTCCTATTGCTTTATCTGGGCTATTAGAACCATCATAATGAGCACTTGTATCTATTTTTAGTCTTGGTTTGAATGCTAACATCGCTCCATCTGCTGTATTAGAATAAGTTATATTTGCAGAATGGTCCAAGGTTTCTTTATCTGCAAATTTTTCATTTAATGCAAATCCAACTAATCCTATTTTATTTGTTGAAGTGCTATCTCTATACTTATTGGCACCGGTTATTTCAGCACCAACCATTCCAGAATCAACTAATTGACTTCCTCCTTCTATTTTAAATCTATCTAAAAATACAGGCAACCAACTTTTAATATACAGTTCATCAAACCTAGAATTATCTCCCGCATCATCAGTATTATCAGTAAAATCATCTAAATCATCAAATAATTGGAAAAGTTTAGATGGATGATGGTCTAATGCTGAAGATTCTGCTAATTTGCTATCTCCTTCTATTCCTATTGGAGCATAAGTATTGTGGTCTTTTGTAGCAGGTGCGCTTTGATGCCCTAAAGCAACGCCGTAATGGTCGGACCATTCACTACCCCCACTACTGCCGTCATTATTTTTTGTACCATATCCGTCTTTTGTATCATTTACGGCATCATCAGCATTGTTAATAACTGCACTTCTAAGCATGTGTATTTCTTTACCAAATCTAACAAAGGTATCTACTTCTCCATGTCCAGAAATTAAGGCCTTTTCTTCAGCAGTAGCAACTATTACTTTTTGGGCACCTGCGCCAGTAAAGTAAGCATTACCATTTGTTTTATATGCTGTGGCGGTAGTCACGATTCTTGTAAAACTACCTGAAATTGTAGAACTAGAGGAAACCGTACCTATATACCTTCCTTCACTATCCAAGATATAATCACCATTAGCAATAGTAATAATGGCGGTCATATCAATTTGCGTTCCACTGATACTAGAAATATTTCCTAAACTAACAATACTAACATGTGGATAATAAAACACAGGAAGAGTTTTATTACCAGCAGGGGGATTTTCTGGGTCAAATTGGTTAAATGCCCAATCAAAACAAAGTTCAGTTAAACGCATCATACTAAAGCGATTTAAAGAAGAGAGCGTTTTATCACTAGATATAATTGAAGTAGATGAATAATTACCATCTTTATGTGTTATTGTTTTAGTTGTGACACCAGTATTATCTTTTGTGTTTGAGGATTCAATTGTTATTGGTTCGGTTAATGCAAGAAGGTTATAAGAAGTAATATCTCTAGTTTGTCCAGAATACAATAGGCTGTCTTTTCTTGTTGATGAATATGCTCTTAAGTCAGAATTTACGAATAAAAACATTCTTGCTACTTTAGGGTCAGGCTGTTGAATAATGTCTTTGACTACATAGGGTGTTTTTAATGAACTTGTGTTAGTATGGGGGTCTGGTGGTAAAAGATATAGTGCGGCAGAACCCGTTGGATGAACAATAGTATCAAAGAATTTAGAACCGCTTGGTGGAACATAACCCCTAGTTTGTATCAATGAGTGCGCTCGAACTGGATTATCTGTTTTATTGACACCCGTTAAATTATCTTGTAATCCACTATCAATATAGAAAGCAGGATTAAATTTATATGAAGAAGCGTAATATGGAATCTTATTGATAATACTTGCATAATAAGTTAAATCACCAAATGCAGCATAAGAGGTCACTTTGGATTTAATGTTATTCACATTACCTTTTTCTAAGTTAATAATTCTGTAATACGAAGCACCTGTTCTATCAGCAAATGTTTTTGAATAAGTACCCGTATTAAAATAATAAGGTATATCCAGAATGTTATACATTCCATCATCACTTGAAGATGCGCTTCTACTTGGGTGTAAAGGTGCAATAATCTTACCACCGTGTAAATGCGCTCCATTTAATATTGAAAGTTCATGAGTTAATTTAGTCGTTTCATTTGTAGTATTTGTCGTAGAAGTACCATCTCTTAACAAACCACCATCTAATGTGTGTAATGTAGAGCCATTATCTGCATCGGGTATTACTCTATCAATATAAATTCTAATTGTAGTGTTGCCACCAAAATAATTGGCTTGCACTATGAATCCTGCAAAAACATCAGAAATATACAAAGGCTTTCCATGATACCTTCTTGGGAATGTTGTGCTAGATAAACTAAGAATTGAAGTTGTTTCTAAATAGGTCTTCCCACTGGAAGCAACAGCCGCAGAACTTAAAGTCCCTAAAGGAATTTTAACATCAATATCTTGTGTATTACCGAAGTTATTATCTACTCTAGCCAATGTTAATGGAATGTATGGAGCGATTTCAATAACTTGGTTTCCTTCTACTTCTTTAATAGAAAGAATATTAAAATCAATAAGTGTATTAACTGTATCAAAGGTGGAATATGATTTACTTGAAGCATTATCATCTAATCTTGCTTGGAAGAGATTATCTGATTTCATGTTCTTTGCTTCACTTAAGTAATATCCTCTTGACTTTGGATTAGTAGTATTTATAGAAGACGGTGGAAGAGAAGCAGTTTCGACGCCATTCACTAATGTATTACCACTTTCAAAGAAAAGACCTTTATTCGCAGTGCCATAAAGACTAGTAGCAGAAGAAACAAATGCATTAGAAGATAATGCTTTATTGAATACCGTATATTTTGTTGACGCTTTATATGCTGCTTTAGTGTCTACTTCTCCTTTACAGGTAGTAGTAAATGAAAAGGAAGTTCCTGTTCCATCGGAAGATATTTCTCCAAGATATACCATTGAGCCACTAGTTGTCTTAGCAAATATTTTATCCCCAGTGACTAATGTAGTGCTACCACTTAAAGTCAAAGTATTGTTTGTAAAGACGGTTGTTGCGTTTGCCCCTAATGCTGTGACTTTGTTGTACGGGCTGTCTGTTGAATACACAATATCTTTTGAGAACAATGTATTCTTTTCTATAATTGGGTCAAGTAATTCTTTAAGTTTATCAGCACCATTGATATTCATTATGGTAGCACCATCAACCTTTTCTTGTTTGAGGTTTGTAATCCTACCATTTAATTTTTCATTGTAAATCATATATTGCCCAGACATTTTGTCTAATGCTGTCTTAGTATCGTAGCCTTGGTTAAATAGAGATATGGTTAATAATCCAGTTTGAGAAACATACGAAGTGACTGTTGCCTCTAATTGAGAAAACTCATCACTGATTAAAGAAATAGTTAAACCGCCCTCTCTACCATCAATCATTTTCATTCCTGTCAAAAGAGTACCATCTGTTGTATTCCATGCTCTTCTATAAATTTCAGTATCTGCCGCAATTGATTCTAAGTTAGTGGAAGTAGTAAATATAGATTCTGTTTCTAATCTACTCTCAGTCCTAAATCTAAGATTTGATGCATCTAAATCAACCACAATCATTACTCTAGAATTGATTAAAACTTCATCATTAACATTTAAATAATCTCTTAAATCAACAGGAGTGTTTATAGCATACAGTGGTTGATTACTACCGTTCTTAGAGGTGTATGAAGTTATTGTTGCTCCAAATGAAATCCAATCATTAAAGTCGCCCCTATGAACCATTTGTCTTATTCTTAGAGCATCATAGTTATTTATTTTCTTAGATAGAATACGATAAGGGTCGGAGATTTTTAAATCAGCATAACTTGATTTGCTGCCAATAGATTCTTGAACTTCTAAATCAACAACATTAATAGTAGAATTGTTTTTAGTTGGAGAGTAATCGTAATGTAAATATCTTGTGGGGCCGGATAAGTCATTCTTTGCATCAGCATCAGCAATATCTCTATTTGCGTGGTCAATATAATTATCATAATCGGCATCATCAGTTCCAATATTAGACCTTTCGTTATCAAACATTGTCACAGTAATTGTTGCATTACCATGTGCCGCAAACTTCATAATTATTTTATTAGTTGAACTACTAGAATCCAAAGACAAGAACTCATTTGTTCCTGTTCCACTAGTTCCTGTTTTAATACCTGTTCCTTGTAATGATAAACCCTTGAACATTAGTGTAGAATCCATACTACCGCCGGTAATTGTAAGTTCAGCAGAACCGGCTACTGTTGTAGCAGTAAAGGTATTACCATACTTATGAAATAAATAATCTAGTCTTTCTAAAGTGTCATGGCTAGTGGCGTTTAATGAAAATTTACTGTAATCAACTACTTTTTCCTTGTAATCTGAAACTGTTAAGAATGCAACTCTATTTGCCGCAGTGTTTAATGTGATGCTACTTCCGTCACCCTCGCCATCTATTCTAGCAAAATATTTAGTATTGTGGTCTAATTGATTATCTTTATCTAAAGAATCATTAACAAACCAAAAGTGAGGTCTTGCTACTTGTAATGAAGTTTTCAAGTCTTGTTTAATACCTGCTGAAAAAGCAACACCTTTTGAAGTAATTGCTGGCCCTTTGTATAATTTAAATTTAGTTCCTTGAGCAATTTCATTTCCTAATTTTGGCTCAAAGTCAAAAGAGTCACCCAATACATCACCAGTTTTAATTTCTGTAATTCTAGCAAAATGATGTTTTAAATGGTCGTCGGAATGAATTAAAACAAAGTAATAGTGAGTGTTTATATTAGGTGAGCCGGTTGCGGCATCTATTGTCGCTAAACTAACACCTGTTGAAGAAACAGTATCAAAACAATGAATATTGAATCCTTTTGTCACTGATAGATTTTCGTATTCTGCTTGTAATGTAGCACTACTTATTACTTCATTAAAAGCACTTTCTTCACTATCATCGGTATATATGGCAGAAAACAAAACATCTCCACTTGTAAATGATGTAGAAAGAGTAGTCATTACTGGATTTGTAGGAACATCAAAATTATACGAGGCAACTGTTCCCGAACTTGGTTGGCTTGTTGCGACGAACATACCTTCATTAAATACATCTAATGTCATAAGTCCACCTCTTCAAATCTAAAGTAAAATAATGTATCGTTGTAATTAGGGTGTAAATTAGTAATAGATGGAAAGCGTCTGCGAATAACTGATGTTAAACACATTTCATGCATTTCTCCCATAAATTGTTTGTTATCTATTGCTGAACTCATACCAACTTCCCTATTACCATTGGCCCCAATAAATAAATCTTCATCTTCAAATGAAAATGTACCGGACTGTGCGTGAGTTCCAGTCTTAACCAATAAGCCATTAAAGTATATATTTAATTCTTTAGCCGTTTCATCGTAGGTGCAAGCGACATGAAATGAATTGTTGATATATGTTGGGTCGGCATAAGTCCTTCGTAATAATTGAGTTGATGAGGCAATATCGGCATTGTAGGCACTGGCGAGCGTGATGGTGTTGGCGGAGGTATCAGTCGAAGAAACGGTCCCTATGGTCGTAAAATCGTACCCATCTCGAATGAAAAGAGGCTCCCCTTCCACGATTGTATCGGCAACAACCGAAGAACAACTAATTGTAGTTCCACCCGAAGAAAAGTTTGAATCCACAAGTGCGGCAAAATCGTATTCAATTCTTCCTTCTTCATTAAATCCATATAATCCTGTTGAAGTGTAAGTCCAAGCCCTATCCTTAGTTGGTATAATAACAACATTATCGGTAGTAAATTCTTGAACTGCGCCACTACTTAATTTTATTCCAACTAAAATTTTATATTCAGCAGGTTGATTTGCATTGGTTGTCGTTGCATTTTTAAGAGAAATGTAAAAATTAGTGCTAGAAAAGATTCTCATTTCATGGGTAAGAGCATCTGCTATTGGGAGGTATTTAGTGCTTTGTGAACTTGAAGCAGCATGTGGCATTATTTTTTTAGTATTGCTTAATGTTCTTCCTCTTAAGGTTTCATTAGCGGCCCCGTTAATATCGTAAGGAGTGACAATAGCCTCAAAAGTAAAGTCACCGCTATGTGACCAAATACCATAACCAACATCATCTGCTGAATCTGGAACATTGTCCGAGTAATCAATCTTAACATCTGCATTACACATAACAGGGAACACTAGTGCTCTTTGTTTTCCTGTTAATACATCGTACATTTAATCACCTCAAGGAACAACGCTGGCAACTTCAAATTCTAAAGTAAAAGATAAGTCAAAAGATTCTGCTTCAAAATTACAACTAAAACTTCTAACGAATCCAGTGAGTCCTAAATCAGTTGAAGCATCTGGAAATACTGAAAAAGGAGTTGGCACTCCTTTATTATCTTTTGAATTTGCCCCACCTCTTGAACCAAATGTTAATGGGATTAAAGTGCCTGTACTTCTATCATTTGTATCTATTCCTGCTCTTGCCGCATAATTACTATCAACAAAAGATGGCATTAAAATAACTAATTCAGAAAATGCTTGGTTCTTAGCAAAACCTGTCGAATCAACACCCGCCGCAATCATTTGTGCAACTTCGTGTGCTGTAAATGTTAATGTTGTATTTGTTCCTCCAATTGTTTTTGTAATCGAAGTATCTTTAATCGTTCCTTGTAATGAAATACCTTTGGTAGCCATTCCTAAATCTAATGCCGCAGTGATTGATTCACCGGCGGCTACACCGGATAATGGAACAGGGAATGCTGGAATCGTTTTAGTCACGCTAATTCCAACACTTGAAACATTTAAAGGAATAGTATTAAGTGACAAATTAGTACCCGTATATGCTTGGGTTTTTAAATATACATAAGTCATAATATCATCTCATTGTTCGAGTAGCACCTGTTCGGTTCATCTTATTGTTAATCATGTTTCCTAATTCATTAGCAATACGACGCATTTCTGCTTTGGAAGTATCTTTGGCATTGATTGTGATATTAAAGTTATTAACAGTGCCGGAGGAAGAAACCATTCTTCGTGATTCACTATTTGAGAAGACTCTTGAACCTTTACTTAGATTAACAAGTTCCGGCCCTCTTTCTCCAACAACTGCCATCCCACCCTTTGAAATTCCACCATTAGCAAACTTTGGGAATTTTAATTTGGGCAGGTCCATCTTAAACAGTTTAGATACCTTTTTTATTGCCGCATCGAAAAGTAATGTAAGTAAATCAGGAATACCTAATACGAAGGAACCAATGCCGAAAAGGAATTTTCCAATTGGTTCCAAAACCGCCATGAAATAATCTTTAAATGTTTCTAATTCATCTCCAAAGTAATATGCTACTGCAAATAAGGCCGCTAAAATACCAGTAATAATTAAGGCTGGTAAAGCAAGGAATGATAGTGCTGTTAATGCAAGACCTATTAAGAATTGTAAAACCAAGAATCCTGCAACCGCCATACCCACATACATGAGAATTTCTAATAATTTCTTTTGTAGTTCTGGACTTTCTGCAACTGCTTTAATAAATTTCATTGCAACTCCAAATGCTGCGACTATTGCAAGGAATCCTACTTGTAATGCTAATTTACCAGCCTTCAATAGTACGGAACCTAATTGCTTTGCGCCAGTAATAACATAATCTAAACCTTTTTCATAATCTCCACCTAAGAAACTACTAATAGCCTTATAAAATGTCTTAATTACTTTAAATGCATCTCTACCCAATTGTTTAATCTCTTCTATTACGCCGAATCGTTTAAGAATATCATAGAACTCTTTTAGGTATTTAAATATTACAGCCGCAGCAACAATAAATAATATAGCATATATTAAATACATCATCATCATTTTCATAATTGGTTGTAGTCCTTTGACAAACTTCAAAACAAATATCTGGAATTTAGCGGCTGTCATTGAACGAAGATTTAATGCAGATAGTGATAACTTGCTTACTTTTAGAAGCACACCTATTGGGGCTAATAAAGGAATCATATTCTTGACTGAACCTATCATATTATCTTTAAATGACTCTAATGTGTTTTGTAATTCCACACCAGCAAGTTCATTCATTTCTCCTTTCATTCTCTTTCTTGTTTCTCTTTCTGCTTGCTTTTTTAATCGAGATGTTTTGAATTTACCAGCATTTTGCGCCTTTGCTAATTTTTCAGCATTGGATATTGCTATCTTTACTCTCTCTTCGTCTTGAGCATATGCTAATTTAGCATCATGTATTCTCATTTTTTGTTCTTTATCGAGAATTTTCTTTTTAGCATGAAGAACTCTAATACCTCTTCGTATTGCTAAATTTTCATCACCAGTTGCTAAGAGAGTTTGTTGGTATTGAATCGTATCTTTAATTGCATTAACCTGTACTTCACCTAAATTTTCAAGCATAGCCACTGTCTTTTGTATTGACCTTCTTTTTTGACCTGCATTATATTTTTCTAATTTTGCCTGTTTCATATCTGCCTTTGTTGTTTTGCTAATAGTCGTTATTCCCCTTGCTCTATCAGCATTAACTTTTCTTCGTATAGCAGCCATTTTGCGAATAGCATTTCTTCTTTTATCTGTGGATTCGAGTAATTTATCTTGTAAATTTTGTGCCGTTTTTTCACCAATAAAATCCTTGTCTTTAATGTCTCGAAGTGAAGCCATACTATCTCTTAAAACATAAGTAGCATTTGCTGTCTTATCCATAGCATTAGTTAATACTTGAAATTCTTCAGACATGTTTTGATAGCCTTTAATTGCATCTATCATGTCTTTTTGTTCTTTGATAGCGGCGGCACTATTGGCTTTTGACCTAGTTTCAAAACCTGCCAAAATTGAAAGATATGCTCTCAATTTATTTTGAAACGCCCATAAAGGCGTACCTGAAACTAACCGACTAAAAGTAGTCCAAGCCTTGCTTGCACCATCTGTACCTGCGGCTACTTCCGTAATTTTCTTAGTGAAGCCTTTAAACTCAATACCTGCTTTAACGGTGCTAGAAGTCAATTCACCCATTGACTTAACAACTGTGTCAATATCATCTGGCACGAATTTTCCTCTCCGATTCTTTTTGCATCTTTTCCATTTCTTCTGATTTTAGTTCTTCAAAAGTCATATGAACGGACAACAAATCCTTTACTAATGATACTGGCATTTTGTATATTTCAAGTGGGCTTATGGCTAAGGCTTTAGATAAGGTATAAACGGTGATTAAAGACATTGTATCGGGGGAAGATTCTTTACCCCTAAGACAATCCCTTATTCTTCGTTTTTTACTTCATCCTCCTGCATCATCGCCATTGGATTAGGCAGGATTTCTTTTAACTGATTTCCGACATACGGACTTAATCGCAGCATATCGAGTGTGGAAAGTGATGGTTCAGTCTTTTCAATGAAATTTTCCACCATGTATCTATACATGGCTTGCAAATCAATATCTAAAGATTGAGTTCTTTGGTCAATCTTCATAACTGAATTTAAGGCTTTTTCGGCTTCAAGCCAAGTGGGTTCCTTTACCCAAACCTTAAGGTATTCTTCTGTTTCCGGTGACACTTTAACATAGTGTTCCGTCGCTTCTGTAAGTGCAAATAGCGCACTCTTATCCGATATAATTTTTTTATTATTCAACATATTATCCACCTTCAAAACCAACAAACAAACAAACGGTGTTGGTGGAATATGATTACTCTAATTTAGATTCCGTTTTTGGAGTCACCTTTGGAGTATCTTTCTTAACTGTTTTCTTAACAGATTTTTTAGAATTTTCCTCAATCAATTTTAATTTTGTTATTCTATCCATAAAATCACCCTTGTAAAATCCAATGAGTAGTCACTTCGCACAAACTTAAATCTCTAGGCATTACTGTCCCTTCAATAGTGATTGGCCCTTTATCGTCAGGTATAGTCACATTTGCAGCACTAAGTAAATAGTTTTTAAATTGTAATTGAATCTTTTCTTCATTTGGTTTAGTAAATGTTAAGTCAATAAGACCATTAGCAATAGTGTCTGCTGAAGTTTCTTCTGCTTGATTGATTAATTCTTCGTAAAGTTTATCATCTGTAATCATGGCGGTAAAGGCTAATTCATAAGTTCTTTGTGCAGGAATAGCATCTTTAATGGTTTTATTACCGACTCCAATAAACCTCTTGTCTTGTAGGTTATTGTTGATAGTCAATGTTAAATTAGTGACCTTTAAGAATTGTTGCCCAAAGATACTAAACGAACCGCTTGAGAAAAAGAACGGGTCAAGAGTGCTTTGTCCTGTTGCCGCAATTGTGTTTGCACCACTACCATAATTAAACAAAGTAGTATTGTCAGAATTACCACCTCTTGCTTGATATGCTTCTTGTTGCTTTAGAGTATGAACTGTTCTAGTGTTTAAATCCATAGTCATTTTAACTTCTTCGTTTTCATTAGCGGTCATAGTAAAAGTATTTACTCTATTTCCTCTAGCAATACGAACAAAGTTTGTGGACTCCGAAGCGGCTCCGGTTTCTGTATCATAGGTGTTTGATGATTCCAATTTACTTAATGTCTGCTCAAGAGCAAATGAAGGTAAATCTTCTCCATTGACTTCACTAAAAGTGTATTTAATTGGGTTATCAATAAGTCCATCAGCACCAATAGAAGGCAAAGTAAGTAAAGCCATGTGAGTAGCAGTATCTTGAACAGCAACAGGAGGAATCATAAATGATGAATCAGTAGCAGTTCTGTAAAAGATTGGCCCAGTAAATGTATGTCCAGTTAAATCAGCAGAATCCGCTTTTGCAGTTGCAGTTTCGCCAATGTCTAAATAGTGAACATTGTTTGCGTGTGCAGTATAAGGTGGAGTTGCAGGGTCTAAAGAACTTGAACCAGTAAATGTAGCATTAATTTTACTGCACTGTCCTAGAGCATAATAAAGCCAAGCACCATGATTAGCCATAAGTGCTAAGTTTCCACCGGAAGAAGTTTCAATACCTTTGTATTGATGAGTAAAGTTTCGAGAACCACCAAGAGAAAGATTTAATTGTTTCATTTCAACTTCAATATTTGGGAATGCAGAAGTTTCAAGAAGACCAAGCCAATTATCAGCACTTAATCTTGCTTTGCCACTAGTAAGTGTTGATGGAGCAGGTGCGCCATATCCTCTAATAACGACGAAATCAGCCGCATCTTGAATGGTTAAGGTATGAGCAGGAGTAATAGTAATGCTAGTAGTATCATTAGCAGTAATAGTGTGAATCGAATGAATAGCAGTAGAACTTTCGCTATTGTCATATAATTCTACTTTACAACCAACATAAAGGTTTTCAACCATTCTTACATTGTCGGTCCATAGTGCGTCTGCCACTAATTTTGTTGTTGTTGAACCTGAGTTATTTAAAACAATTTTTAAATCTAATTCCGGTATCATTGTCAGGCTTGCGCCGCTTCCTAAAAATATATCTGTGTTTGCCATGTTATCCTCTCCTTTCCTTTACGAACTTACTAAGGGAGTGTTAATGCGAATCTTTTTGCTTCTATTGTTAATTTATAGCCGAATAAACGCTTACTACGGTCATTACTTTCACTTCTTGAACCTACGAATATTTGATTGAATTTAGAACCATCACTCGCTGTATATCCTGTTCGGCTACGCTCAAGTGCATGACGGGCGACCAAGTATAAAGCCCTTAGCCTATCCCTGCCAAAATTGGCATCAGTACCGGCCCTTTCATCGTGAATGGTTCTTATATGCATAGTAAATGAATATGTTTCATTTCTAACATCAAAGTGAACAGTTGGATATTCAAGGCTTTGAGAGTCTTCAAAGAAGATGATAACATCTTTTGCCGTTAAATCGTATCGAACACCTTTATTCTTTTGTAATGTTCTTACATCAACAAAGTTGGGAATAGCAACATGGTCTGCTGTAATAGTCCCTGCACTTTGTAAAGTAGTCGCAGAAGACGACCAATTGCTGCTAACCAAATCTATGAGAAGGCTGACTTCATCCATTCGTTAATCTCCTTAGACATTTGTTTATTATATTCTCTAAAGAATCTTTCTTGAGCGTTTTGTAAAACTTCCTCGTCACTTAATGAAATGTCAATCCCTAATATCTCGGAAAGTTCCTGTGTTGCTAATTGCCTTTCTTGTTCTATTTTTAAGAATTTTTTAAATTCAACTGCTTGGTTGAGGTTGATATTAAACATTAGTTTCCACCAGTTTTAGCATATTTTCTTGCTGGCCTACCCGATGGACCCCTTTTTATTCTATCAAGAGTTCTTTGCCTTTTTTCATTTTCTTCTTTGATTCTTCTCGCAACTTCTTCTGTTGGAGTTTCTTTATTCTTTTTACTTCTTGCTAACATTTGAGCATTAGTAAATTTTCTAGGTGGGCCTCTTAATTGCTTTTGTCTTTCTTCAACAGGTGGTTTTATGATTTGTTTTACTTCTTCACTAAGTTGTTCCTTACCTTTGTTTCGTAATTTATTAGCGGCGGCATCTAACCTGCTTTGTTGCCACGCTCTTTGTTTAGAAGATGTTGCTGGAATTGCCCTTCTTTTTGCTGCACTTGTTGGCAATTGTTGGGGCTTTTGTGGAGGCAATTGTTTTTTAGGTGGTGGTGTTTGAGTGATTGGTTTTTGTACTGGCTTTGGTAAATTAGGCTTAGGTTTTTGCACTGGCTTTGGTAAATTAGGCTTAGGTTTATTTTGTCCCATTTGTCGTATAGGTCGCTTAACTGCTCTACCTTCATTTTGTATAACATAATTAGCAACTGCCGGATTGAAACGACCTTTAAACATAGGATGACTATTTACATCATATCCCATTTCTTTTAGAGTTGCCATTAATTGTTCATTAGTTTTAGGAGAATTAGAACCATAGACTTTTATTATATCCATCCAACTCATAATATCACCTTCAATCTAATAGGAAAACCATATCGGACTTCCCCTTGAGTATATCGTATGCTTCCTTTGTGAGTATATCATACTTTTCCTTCGTGGAGATGTTGCCGCCTGTTTCTGCGATTAAAATTGTTTGGTCGTCATGTCTAAGTAATTCAGCCGCAACGAGCATAGTAGCCGCTTTGTGAATTGCAGATGGAACACGACTACTACCTGCAATATAAGTACAAATAATTGAATTCTGTGTATGGTAAGGATAGTCTCTTAAGAAGAAAATGCGCCCCTCATCCCCTATACTCCAAAAAGAACCAAGACGCTTCATATCTTGCATGTCAGTGAACGCAACTGAATCAGTGCTTGAGGTTTGGCCCGCTTTATCCGCAAGAGTGATGGTACAATATGAGCCGTCTTCCCCTGCTAAAAGGCTAGAAATGTTCACTTTGTTGCCGTTATCGGGGTCTGTGCTGGCATAGAAGAAATCACTTATGTTAAGGCCATTAGGTGAAGAAGTCAATACTTTGTCTCTTGTTGCTCCTGTGAACTGTGCTGTCTTTGAAGGATATTCTTCATTGATTAAATGGCAAATCTCTTGAGCCGTTGTTTTTGAACCGAAACCATTATGGAATGTATTATGTGCGGCTAATGAACCTTC